ATAGCAACCTACTGTGCAAAGTTAATTCCTAAGCATATAAAAGGCTCGATTAACAACGAAGTGAATTTAAGTATTAATCAATTGCTTCAGAACAGACCGAATCCATTCATGAACACGTTTGATTTTATTTATAAAATCATCTCAATGCTTTATACCGATTCGAATGCTTTTGTTTACATCCAAAAAGACACAAAAGGATATATTATTGGATTCTATCCAATCGAAGCTACAAGTTATCAATTATTTCAAAATGAGAACGGCGAGATTTACCTACAATTCGTTTTTATAAATGGGCAGACATATTATATACCTTACTTACAATTAATCCATTTAAGGTTATTCTACAACCAAAATGACTTGTTTGGGACAAAGAGTGGAGTGTTGAAAACAGATTTGCAAACTTCGGTTACTGCTTCAGAAGGAATCGCTAACGCAGTTAGAACTTCGAACAACTTGAAAGGTATCTTGAAGTTTTCAAACTCAATGCTTAAAGAAAAAGACATTAAAGCTTCAAAAGATGCGTTTGTTAGGGACTACTTAAATTTAGAGAACACTTCTGGAATTGCTTCACTTGATGCAAAAGCAGAATTTCAAGAGGTTAACATTAAGCCAATTACACTTGATAAATCTCAATTAGAACAAGTTAACAATAATGTATACGATTATTTTGGAATATCTGAAAAGATAGTTAGAAATGATTTCACAGATAACGAGTGGAATGCTTTTTACGAGGGAGTTCTTGAACCTCGTGCAATGCAATTATCGTATGAATTTACGAATAAAATATTTTCGAATAAGGCAATTGCAGAAGGCAACAAGATTATCTTTACAGCAAACCGCTTGCAATATCAAAGCTTGGATAAGAAAAAACAAATCCTTGAAATTGCACTTCCATATGGCTTGTTAACAAAAGACATGGCACTTGAAGTTTTAGACTTGCCACCTATTGGCGGAGACGAAGGAAAGAAAATTATTCAAAGCTTGAACAACATTGATTCAAGCATTGCTAACTCATATCAGGGAGGAGATGAAAATAATGGAAAAGAAAATTAAAGAAGTTAGGCTTCGTGAAGTTAGAGCTTTAGAGAATGAAGAAGAAGAAAAGATGATTATTGAAGGCTATGCAATAGTGTTTGATGAGCCAACAGATTTAGGCTACATCGAGATTATCGAGAAAGGTGCATTGGACAATTGCGATATGTCAGATGTTTGCCTTAAGTATAATCACGAAGATACATACTTAATAATGGCGAGAACTCGTAACAACAGCTTACAACTTGAAGTTGATGACCGAGGCTTGAAGATATATGCGGAACTTATTGACACACAAAGCAATCGTGATGTTTACAAATCAATTAAAGCAGGACTACTTGATAAAATGAGCTTTGCGTTTATTGTAAGCGATGCAAATTGGGATACAATTGATGGACAAGATGTGAGAAGAATTAAAGGAATCGAGAAGCTTTTTGACGTTTCTGTTGTTGATGTACCTGCGTACGACCAAACGGAAGTGTATGCGAGAAGCAAAGAGGTAGCAGAGAAAGAGCAAGAAGCTTATCACAAACTACAACTTGAGAAAGAAAAATTATTATTAACACTAAGTTTATAATTCTTGACAAGAGAAGCGATGGAGATTGCTTCTTTTTTTGTTGGTAGAAACAGAATAGAGATTTTATAAAGGCTTGGAGAAGCCTACGCAAAAACAAAAAAAGGAGGATTGTTCGATATGACAATTCAAGAAATCGATGAAAGAAAAAAGGAACTTGCAGGAGCAATCCAAGATGCAAAGACTAACGAAGAACTTGAAGAACTTAGAAAACAAGTTGAAGAAGTTAATGCAATAGTTCCTGAAGAAGAACCAAAAGCAGAAGAAGTTAAAGAAGAAAAAGTTGAAGAGCCAGTTGTTGTTGACGAAAGAGAACTAATTCGTGTTGGTTCTGAAACAATAACACCGATTGGCAATTTTAAGGAGGAAAGAAAAATGGAAAAGAAATACACAAGAGCAAGCGAAGAATACAGAAATGCTTGGGCAAAGACTCTAATGGGAGTTGAACTTAACGAAGAAGAAAAGAGAGCAATTGGAGATGCTGTTGGAACAACTGCTACAACTTACGTAGCTTCTGCAGCAAACACACAAGGAATTAATAACGTAGGCTTATTTATTCCAACATCAATCATTCTAGCACTTAACGAGAGAGCAGAACAAGAATCTCCTATCTGGAGAGATATTCGTAAATATCAAGTAAATGGCAACGTAACAGTTCCTTACTTAGATGATGCTGACGATGCTAAATTCTATGTTGAACTTGCTCCAACAGCTAATGAAGGACAAGAGTTCAAAGCTCTTGTTTTAACAGGTAAAGAACTTGCTAAAAACATTGAGCTTACTTGGAAAGCTGACCAAATGACAGTAGACGGATTTGTTAACTATATCATTGATGAACTATATGACAAAATGTTTAAAGCTAAAATCACAGCTGTTATTTATGGAAATCCTTCAAACAATGAGCCAAAAGGTTTAACAAACGGAGTTACAGCAGTAACAACAGGAGCTACTCCTATTGATACTATTGCAAACGTAAAAGCTGGAATGAGTGACAAAGCTAAGAGAGGAGCTAGAGTTTATATTTCAAGTGCTGTTGCTGATGCTATCAGATATTATAAAAATGGCGAAGGGAACTATCCTTACTTAGTAGGACTTCCAGCAGGAGTTGAAGAAGACCCATTCTTACTAAACAACGATATTGCTGTTGGTAATATGAAAAACTATGTATGGAATGAGCAAGAAGACATCAGAATCGATAGAGATATCGACATGAGAAAGAGAACTGCTATATATGGTGGTTATCAAGTAGTTGATGGTGCTCCAAAAGCTAACGCTTTCGGTTATGGTCAATATACACCAACTGTTTAGTCTAATTTATAAAAATAAAGCGAGGTTGAAACTGATATGACAATAGAAAACATGGACGAATTAAAAAGACTTGTTAAACAAACGTTAGGGATTGTTGAAACAGCTACTGCGAAAGATGAGGAGCTTGAACTTCTTATAACTGCAGGAGCTGACGATATGGCAAGAGCTGGAGCTTTGGTTGATACCACTTCAGCTCTAGTTAAGAAAGCAATTCTAACATATGTTAAAGCAAACTTTGGAGTTTCAAATCCTACTGACAAGGAACGTTTCTTGAAATCATATCAGCTTTGCCTTGCTGAATTAACTTTGAGTGAAGGTTATAAGGAGGCTGAAGTAGATGCAGGATTGGACAGTTAAACTAATATCTCAGCAGTATGTGATTGATGAAATAGGAAATCAGATACTTCAAGAGAACGTAGTTGAAGTTCCTATCACAGAAATTCAAGATGTCTACCAGTCGGAGTTCTACAACGCATCGCAACAAGGTTTAAAGCCAACACTTCGAGTCGTTATTAACAACTTGAATTATGGCGATGAAGAAGAATTATATTATATGAACAAGCGATACACGATAATCAGAGTTGACAGAGTTGACAATGAGTATATCGCTTTAATTTGTGAAAAGAGAGTTGGTTACAATGGCAATCAAAGTTGACATTAATGACGTTGCAAACGAAATAACCAAATGGTTAACAGAGTATTCAGAAGAAGTTACTGACGTTGCAAAAGATGTAGTGGATAAAGTTTCTGAGGAAGCTAATCAAGAAATACTAAATCATATAACATTTCACGACAAAACATACTCGAAAGGCTTCAGGATAAAGACTACGTTCGAAAACAGCAGAAACAAAAAAAATACATGGTTCGTAGCTAAAGAGTATAGACTAACACATCTATTAGAATACGGACATATAACAAGGAACGGAGGAAGAACGAGAGCCTTCCCTCATATAAAATATGGCAACGAATTTGTTAAAAATAATTTTGAACGTGAAATGAAGGAGGCAATCCAAAAGTGCAAGATTTAAAAAATATGTTGGAACAATTAAATATCCCTGTTGTGTATGATCACTTCAACACATCAACAAATCCACCATTCGCAGTATATAGACGTGACTCAACTTCAAACTTTGGCGCAGACAATAAAGTTTATAAAAAGATAAACAACTACTATGTTGAATTATATACAGAATTTAAAAATCC